ACCAGAGAGTAGAATTTTTCACACAATTTTGAAAAACGGAACGTGGGGGAAGTGATTTAAATAGGTAGAGTCTGGGAGGGTCCAGATGGGAACTCTTTACCTGAAGGGTGTGGACGAGAAGTTGAAGGCGGATTTGATTCAGTTGGCGTATGAGAAGGACATGAGTGTACGGAAGATGATTGAGCCTGTGTTGAAGGCGCATGTGAACGAGAACCGGCAGATATTGAATTGGCGCAAGAGCTTCGAGCGTGGTGATTTATGAGCTGGTGGAATCCGTGGGAGCGGAAGGTGCCGCCGGTGAGTAGTATCCAGAGTTATCTGGATTCGAATATGGTCAAGAGTGCGCGGACTCCGGCTTATGATCGGCAGCAGAATTACGGTGGTGTACAGAAGAAGCGGTACATGGAGCCTCCGATAGACCAGGTTTATCTGGAGTATCTGGCGACTAATTATAGTCATTTGAAATCCGTCATCGAACGGATTTCAAGTCAGTGTACGATCAAGGGCTGGAATATAGAGCCGAGGGTAGACAATCCGAGTGATGACCAGAAGGAGATAATCAAGGATATATTGAACGACCCGACGCGTGGTGATTCGGACGTATCGGGTTTGGATTTAGTAAAGGCGATCGTGAGGCAGGTGGAGGTGTTCGATGATGCTTGGGTAAGTATAGTATACGATTTCGTGAAGGACGAGATGGGTACTATAATTGGACGGAAGGTAAAGCAGTTGTGGGTGGAGGATACGAAAAAAATCCGGTATAAGACGGACCGCTTTGGGCGGTTCCAGACGGAGGAGACTTTCTGTCAGTTGTGTCGGGGGAGGGCGGAGGGTACTCATTGCCCGGAGTGTGGGACGAAGCTGGTGCCTGTGGCTTATGTTCATCTTGATTCGAGCGGTAGCGGTGGAGCGGGCAAGAAGGAGATCCCGTTTGCGCGGGACGAGATGATCCATCTGAATAAGTATTCGAGCGCCGCCCGTCTTTATGGTGAGAGTCCAATAATTGGTTTAGCGAAGAAGATCGAGACGGGCCTTGCGATCGAGAATTATCAGAATAAGTTATTCCGGTATGAGAGGACGCCGAAGGGGGTTCTAAATATTCCCGGTTTTGATTTCGAGGGTCTTAGCGAGTTTACAGAGTACATGCAGGAGCAGACGGCATCCAATCCGAATTATATCCCGATTGTTTCCACGGAGGGGAGGAGATCCGATGAGGTTCAGTTCATCCACATGATGAGTGGTAATGCCGAGAACAAGATGCTGGCGTTCATCGACCGGGTCAATCAGGACATTAACGCGGCGTACGGGATGATGCCGTTGGGAGTCTCGGATTTCCGTGATACGGCGGGTCTGTATAGCGAGCGCGAGCAGATAACGATGATGGACCGGACTGTACGGGCTACTCAGGATATTCTGGAGATGGGTTTCTTCGAGCCGTTGATGCGCTTGATGGGTGTAACGGACTGGCGGATTGAGCTAACGCATGATGAGGGTCGCCAGGAGAACCAGCGGCTCAAGAATCTGAGTGCGAAGGTGTACATAATGGGCGAGTTCGCAGAGCTGGGGATAAAGGTGGGTATAGATGCGGAGGAGCGGCTCATATTCCCGCAGAGCATGGATGACTGGCATGGCCCGGAGCGTAATACAAAAACCCAGTGGGTCCCGAAGGAGACTACTTATCGTGGAAGTAAGGAGAAGGTCACGCCCGAGACTGACATGGAGAAGCCGGAGCGAAGAGGCGAGCCGGGAGAGCAGGGTGGAGGTAAGGGCATAGATGTCAAGTAAGAAGGAGAAACCAAGAGTCTGGGTAAGTAAGGACAGAAGCGAGGTCAAGTTCAGTATCTACGTTTATATTTCGGATTGAAGGTACCTTTTCGTTTCGATTCTTTTATCTTCGCATCGCCCAGCTTCCACGCTATATCGCATTCACATTCTTCGCAGAGTCCTCGGTCGAGGATATGGACTTGCAGGGCGGAGAGGCTGCATTTCTTACAGACCTGGACGCCACGGAAGCTCATGTGCAGGTTGGGAAGCGAAGGTCGGTCGCAGCTACCGCCGCAATGGCCCGAACCGAGGCCACAGAGGTAAGGTATAAACTATGGATGCTAGACAGGCGGTGTGCTGGTTGAGGTGAGATTCTCATCCTTCGTCTTCCCGAGTTTGTCAGGAGGGCAAACTTATTAAGCGTTTTGCATTGAGCAAACGGATGGAAGCGAAGCCGGAGTGCGCCTTGCACGGTTCGGAGTGGACGGTTGAGAGAGACGACTGGTATAACGACCGGATTCTGGAGACATTCATTTCGAGCCCGGATATAGACAAGCAGAACGATATGGTCCCGACGCACGCGATCAAGAACGCTCTGGATTTCTATATGAAGTACGGAGTCTATTCGTGGAAGCATGATGAGATGCCGATTGGTCTTCCTTTAGCGTACTGTATCAAGGATGATAAAGTGAAGTTAAAGATCGGGATCCATAATTCTCTGCCGATGCATGACAAGGCGTGGAAGGAAATTAAACAGATGGGAAACACGGCGGGTTCATCGATCCGGGGTGAAGCTCTGGACCGGAAGGTGATTTGCGATTCGCCTTCGAACTGCTATAACCTGATAGATGAGCTGGGGCTCTGGAGTGTAAGCTGGGTGGGTGACAATCCAGCTAATTCGGATGCGAAGATAACTTTCGTTTCGATGGCGAAGGGATTCAACGAGGATTGCCAAGTACATGGAATCTGTACAGATTGCGGTTTGAAGAAGAACGGTCTTGATGGCGGTTCTGGTGGTGGAGTCCTCCCCGGCGGTGATGGCGGTGGCGGGTATGGTACTGGTGGAACGCCGACGGGAGCGGGACCGGGCGCGATAAGGAAGCCGACGCTGGATGAGGTGGCGGCCCAGATTGCGGCGCTGGACAAGCAGTTAGAAGAGGGAACAATATCTCTGGATGAGTACGCGGCGCAGAAGAAGAATCTGGAGCGACTTTTACAGGAAGCGGAAGATGAGGAGCCTTCCGACCTTGGTGAGGCGGAGGGTGAGGACGAGACTTTTGTCGAGACTGATACTTTCGGGGCGGGTTCGACTGAGGTCTCCGATGTCTTTTCAGAGGATACAGAGATTGAATACATTCCTCCAGGTAAGAAAAGCTGGAGTGACGCTGTGGGCGGAGTGATAATCTCCACCTTTATGGGGAGCGGGGAATTTTCAGACATACGTTATTACTTGATAAGAAAACCAGACGGGACAGAAGTCCGGGTGGGGGCAGAATACACTCGCCTCACTGAAGGGGCAGGAACGGCTGATGAACTGGAGATCGAGGAAGGAGAAACAGAGGCCGGCCCGATGAGCCAGGCTGAGTGGGAGGCAGAGAATCCGGGCGGTTCGTATAATGAGTACCAGGATTATGTAAATGCATGGGACCCCGAGGACGAGACTTTTGCTACGTTAGTAGAGTACCAAGCATCAATAGATAGCCAGAAAGATGAGCTATTTGACCTGTTGCGTGACGGGACACTCACCGTGGGGGAATTCATTGAACGCTACGCTTCGCTTCATGACGGGTACTTTGAAGTGTATTCAACTTTTGTAAATCCTGATAACTTCTCAGTAGGAGACAGTGTAGTATATGATGACAGCGGTAAGGTTGGCACAATCACTGCACTGTGGGAAGAAGAAGATGGAACTTATCGCGTTATAGTACGAACTGCTGAAGGGGCGACTTTAGAGAATCCATCGGTTCTGGAATTAAGTGAGGAAGAATATATAGCACCCGAGGAAGAAACTCCCCCAGCCGATGAAGAGAGTGGAACTTCCACAGATCCTGAATGGTGGACACCCAGATACGATTATGCAAGAAACTATGCCCTGTCAACTGGAGAATTTACTACAGAGCAGATCGACTCCTGGTCAAAAGAACTCTGGGATGTATATATATCAAACAAAACAGATCTCGAGATCGGCATTGAAGATATGGAGCAGGGAGAAGCTCCGCCGGAAGAGGTAGAACCCCGGTGGGTGCCTTTTTCGTATGAAGACACGGATTGGGAGGCCATTGCTGAAAAAGTCATAGAGCAGCATGCAGAGAAGCTCAAAGAGCTTGTAGAGCAGAAAAATGCTGGAGAGATTACTGAAGAAGAGTATGATGCGGCGGTAGAGGAAATGGTTTACAGGGGCGGCGAGCCGGCAGAGTCTACAACTCCGGCAGACCTTGAGGGATATTACTACGACTTGGAGGCTGGAGGGTACGTTCCGTACCCGAAACCGACCTTGGAGGAGTTCGAGGAGTACATACTATCTGGCGATTACCAGGCACCGCACGATATGCAGTATGACCTGCAGTCACACAGCTGGATTGATGCGAACGGTTTCATGTATGATTATCTGGGTACGCCGTTAGGATACACTTATGATCAGTACATGGGTGAGAACGGATATTACTACGACCCGAACTACGGAACGTACGTTCCGTACCCGGAGCAGGCCACCTATGGAGCTCGCGGTCCGTCCGCCCCGTATGATTCCGGTTACGCTCCCCCGATGTTCCAGGGGGGAGGGGGTGGTGGCTTTGAAGAAGAGATGGCTGCAGAGACACGCCCACGGATTGTAATAAAGGACGGAAAGTACTGTATTGTGGTTGGTACTGAAGAGATAGAGTGTTTTAAGACGAAGGAAGAGGCGATTAAGAAGCTGAGAACGCTGGGGTCGTAATGGGAGAGTTAGAAGAGATAGACCCTCCTCCTTCATACGAACTCAAGTACGGAGATCCGTGGAAAATCATAGCAGTTGAAACCTTTAAAGAGATCCCGACGGGGGAGACTACTGAATTGCATGACAAGGATGGCACAATTATAGATGTTGTATCTGATACTGAATTGAAAAAGGTAATCGAATGGCGTTATTACGATATGAACGGGAAAAGACAGTCGTGGGGCGATTACCGGAAGTGGGGCATTGAAAACCAGAAGCTGTCACAATTCGAGTGGTCATATAGCTGGCTTCCCGACGGGACGGAGTATTATACCTACCACGGCGAAGCCGAAGTACCGGAAGAGCAAATCTATCAGGATAAAAACAATGCGGATTATGTTTTTGGAAAAATCCGCTTTGGTACAAAAGAGGAAGCTTTAAGCTTCAGGGATTCGCTTCCAGATAATTCAGTACTGGATAAACCATATTACACTCGCCGTGACGAGCGCGATAACTGGACAGACATCCCCACCAACAAGTGGCTTCCGGGTGAGCCGTTCATTCCCTATGGCTATGAACTTGGAAACGATGATATATGGCGGAGCCCATATACTCAGGAGGCTTATTTCCAATCCCCGTACGCAAGACGGCCAGTATTTACGGGGATGAGTCCATGGAGAGAAGATGCTCCAAGGACGAGGCTCGGTACACAGTATCTTGGAGCTCCGCAATCAATAGTAACTGGTGCCGGAGAGTTCAGGAGCGGAGCTCCTCAGGTACTTGGAATAGATCCCTACTGGGGCGCAAGCCCGAGTCCAAGGTTTGTAAGTCCTGTCGGCACGATGAAGAGCTTGAAGAAAAAATTGACCTGGCCCCTGAAGAAAAAGATGAGGTATATTCTTACACACCCAAGTCGTTCGTTGCATCAAGTTAATGAATACCAGATAGAGAGATATGGTTTTCCTGAAGAATCGTTAGGGTTATGGTATACAGACCGGATTGATCATGAAACACCAAATAATCTCGGTCTCGAAGATGGAGATGTGAATTATTCACTTCATATCAGTATTGACGGAGGTAAACCTGTAAAATATTATGAAAATATTTATCGTAGCGAGGGACCGGGTGAGCATAAGAAAACGGCTGAAGTACCTATGGAGGCTTTCTTCAAGACAGAAGAGGAAGCAGCACATGTAGGATTGAAGGACGACCTGAAAATATGGGGGATCATTTTAGGAACCCCCCCGGTTGCGGCCTTCGGCAAATATTTAATCCGTAATGCCATTTTAAAATATAAGTACAATGCTCGCGTAAATGAAGATATAAAACTCTATCTCGAAGCAGAAAGATCAGGAACTCTACCATTAATTGAAGATTTTGTAGAAAATCAGGTCAAGAAACTCAATCGCGGAGAAAAGCCATTCGTATCAGAAAGGTTGGGTAACATTGAGCGCATCAAGCGGTTTGGGTTAAGGGCGGTGACGGTGCCGCAATCTGAATTGATTTATAATTCGAATGTCGAGAAATTGAATTGGGATCGTATTCCAAAGGGATTCGATACATTTAAAAAATCAAAGGGGAAAATAATACCAGATTATTTTGAGAAAGGCCAGACAAAGATTGATGGCGTTATGCAAAGCTACAGGCCAGCCGGCGTGCATCCTGCAATGCATGGCTGGAACATCCGCCTTCTCGACCAGGAGTATATAGACTGGATTAAGAGAAACAAGTGGAAATATACAGAGCTAGCAGATTTACCTGAAACGGCAGGCTTGACTAAAGCCGAATATAATGCAATAATAAAATATCGTGAAAGTGGTAAATTCTTCGAAGCCCCCTGGAATCCTTTGCCGGGTACGAAAGGAAGTCCGTGGCTTTTAATGGATGACTTCCAAAAATCAAAGGACGTTCTTAGTGTAACTGGGCGTGCAAGCATTGGCAGCTCACTGAAAATCAACCCAAATGTAAGTCTGATGGGGTTGCTGGAGGCAAAGGCCCGCTATGAAGTGGGGCGTGGCGATGTGAAGTACCGAAAATATTTCAGTCTCGAACCATATCGAATGATAGATTGGTTCAATGCCCGAGGATTGAAAATAAGGGGATTCCCGGATAGAATTCACATTAACGATTTCCAGCCCCTGTCTTTACATGAGCCAAAGAACCTTCCCGAGTGGTATAAAAACAATCCGGGCATTAGTGCTATAGATGCACCTGCTGAGGCAGGAGGTTACTGGCTGAAAGTAAGAGGGCTTTCAAATATTGCAAATTACACATCGCCATACCACCGTTTCATTCGTGGTGTGAGGGGTGCTTTGAAGCTGGGGAGTCTCACTCCATACCTTGAAATGGTACATCCTGAGAAGCCATGGCTGAACTCTGGATACGGTATTACGAGTACAGGTCTTGTAAATACATCAACACAGGAACCATTATTTACACCAAAACAGATTGAAGCGGCTTTCAAAGTAAAGCCAATGGAAGTATATGATCCTTCCAAAGATAAAGGAGTTTTTGGTCAAAGGATGGCAGAACCCGTACTAGAAATCAAGAAACCGGTACCGCCAACAATAGAAACTGTAGCAAGATATGATGTAAAAATGCTTAGAGCAAATCCTGAAAAAATATATCTTTTTGGAGACAATCTTGAAGGGAAGGGAAAAGGCGGTCAAGCAATAATAAGGGGAGAGCCAAACGCACATGGCATTCCTACGAAGAAGAAACCATCTATGGGCGCCGACGCATTTTTCACAGATACAGAGCTTGAAGCGAATAAGAAGGCGATTGACAGAGCAATCAAAAATATTCCAGAAGGAAAAACTATTGTCTTTCCCGAAGATGGTCTTGGTTCTGGCAGGGCGCAACTAAATTCCCGAGCACCTTTAACTCATGCATATCTCAATGAAAAATTAACAGAATACACACGGGCTGAAATGCCTCCACCGAGTACTAAGAAACCAGTACCTAGTACAAAACCCAGTATAGCAAGAAACATAGGAAGCAGACTATATGGAGGATCACCAATTAAGACTCCTGGTACTCAAGTACGTACTCCTCCGGCTCAAGTCGGGAGATACGGTTTTACCCTTCCTGAAAAGGCACCAATACCAACAGGATACAGGGATTATGATCATCTCGTCCGTTACCTTACGGGTGAAGAACAGAGAAGGCGGATGCTCTTCCGGCAACCGGTGCTTTCCGAGATGCCACCAACAAGACCGGGTTTGACCGGAACGCCACCCGCCAGAATGCATTGGAGACAAACAGAGCCTTATGCTTCAGGAAGGCTTGGGCCGCTGGGAACCAGTGTCGATCTGGAAAGAATAGCTGCCGATCGTACAGACGCCATCGCTGCCGAAGCAGAAAGAAAATATGACTGGTATAAGAAACAGGCAAGCGAACTTCTCAAGGAAAAAGACTTAAAGGAATATTTCAGAGAAGAGATTTCAAAGCCCCTGAAAGAGATGAGCTACAAGGAGCTCAAGGCCGAGGCAAATATACGAGGCTTGAAATCTACAGGTAAGGGCGTTACAAAAGAGAAGTTAATCAACCTGATCAAAGAACACATGCTTCGACGTGACTTGACTTCAGGAGATTACAAAAAAATAGACCGCCTCATGTCCATAGCAATAAAAGAGAAGGGGCTGGAAAATGTCGTGCTCGCAACTTTTGAGGATGTAGATATAAGCGGTCAGAGAAAAGAACCAACCTTAGGGGCAACGGAAGGAGAACGCGGCTATCGTCAAAGGATACCTTCCGAAGCGGATATTTTAGGAGAGAAAATAAAACCCACGGCTGCGAGATTCGAACCGAGGCCCGACATAGCTCCGGGCGGGGGGCGTGCTGAACGAGTACCCTTACCGAAACCAAAGGCTCCGTTTATCAGTCTGTCGAGAGACACACGGCGGTTAGGAAGAATGCTTGATACTGATAAGGCATTAAGGCTTTCCAGGCAAGGATTGAGTCCATGGGAAGTGGCGGGTGAACTGGGAATAAATCGCCCTCCTCCAGATATGGGCAGGGCTTCACGCGGGTTTCCCTTACCGAGTCATTCATTTACAATGACGCCAGAAACCGATCCTCGGTATTTCCCTGAAAGGAGAGGAAGGTATGGTATGGGGAGGGGAATACCTTGGACAAGGACGGATTACCGCATGCCTGCCAGAGAACAACCAAGGCCGTACGATATGTTTGAAGCTCCAGATAAAGTAACTGTTTCAACCAATATGGATGTTATTGTTGAGACTACTCCTACTGAACCTGCACTTGAAGTATTAAGAAAAATACCCGAGGCATCAGCCGAGGAAGTAAAAGCTGAGTTAAACGCTTACGCAGACGGAAAACTCTCCCGGACGATAGAAGTAAAAGGCAAGCCAGTGAAACTCTGGAACGTCTGGGCTCTCCGCTGGAACAATGATTTCTTCTCCAAGACCGGTTCACCTTTCAAGAACCGTAGTGAATACTTCGAGTGGAGACAGACCTATGAAAGAGTATTCAAGAAGATAAGAGAATTCCTCGTTGAAAAGGAAGGCTACGACCCCGGCATGGCCGAGGATGAAGCCTACAAGCGTGCTTTCAGAGAAAAGCTTGAGATGCGGAGATTCAATTATTATCGAATTTATTTCGACATGGGCGCCCATTACAAGCGTTATGTCAAGTATGCTAAAGAAAACAAAATAGAAGTTCTTAAAAAACTTGAGTTCATGGAGTATGTAGACGAAGGCCACGAAAGACAGTCAAGAGACTATAAGGCAACAAGAACCAGACCTGCAACGGAAGCGAGAAGATTCGAACGCATTGTTGGAAGGCCAATAGGGCAGGCTGCTCTAGATGCTGCCAGAACAAAAGCGCCTCCCCGTCCGCCACCGCCAGCTCGTCCACCTTCTGTCCAGAAGCCCACAGCCAAACCAAAAATCAGGGCGGCTGTTGAGAGAGCAACAGAACAAGTACAACGAAGTAGTAAACCCAAACCATACGTCCCATTCCAGAGTAGGCATAGACCCCCACTAGGAAGATTCCAGTCTCCAGTAGAGGCAGGCGTAGCATGGGCTGCAAAAACAAGACCAGGAAGAGCGCTCGGCTGGCTTATGAGTGAAGGAACAATGCGAAGACCCGGCGGAGCAAGAGGAATTCTGGCTCCTCTGTCCGGGGGTTTCGCAGCTCCGACTTTGATGGGTATCAATCCGGGCGAGCCCGGCTACCGGACTGCGGCTGCAGGAGGGGCGGTCGCGGGCTATGCGCTGCCGATGCCGACCTTCGGGGCGGCGATCGGCCAGCATGAGTATGCTCCCTTCTTTGAAGCGGCGGGCTTGAACGAGAGGCAGGCCGGGCTCGCGGGCGGGCTCGCGGGCGCGGCTTCCATGTTCAACCCGGTATCTGCTGCAGTTACATTTACAAAACCAATTGTCACTCCGGTAGTAGAACATGTGATGGCTCCATGGATGGCTAGAAACATCCCCCAGATTATCCAAAGACGTATACCGAGGAAAGGTATCTATTGACGGCAATCAAAACTTTATATATAATTAGTTCAAGTGGAGTTCGATGAGCGAAGCAGTTTGCACCTGTGACCACCCCGAGGAGGAAATCTCGAAAGAGGAAGATGCCGAGGAAGTCATAGAAGAACCTGTAGAGAAGATGGACAACCCCGAAGAGCTGGCTGCAGCTATCGGAGCACTCCAATCTGTACTTGCATATCTGGAAGGCCACGCTGGTGGCGCTGCACCAGAGGCCGAAGCCGGAGGCGAGGAGATGTACGAGAAGTCGGAAGAGCCTCTTTCTGTAGAAGAGGCTTTAGAGACTTTGAAGAAGTCTGGCGTCGAGATCTACACCGGTAAGAAAAATACACCCGCCATGCCCGAAACCACTGAAGATACTTCCGTCAAAGTAAACTGGATGGAATTCTCAAAATCATTTGATGAGATAGACCGTCTAAAGAAAGACGCGGGAGTAGAGGAATAAACATGGCTGGTATGACTTTAGAAGAGTATGTGGACGCCTACTATGGCGGAACGCTTGGACTTTCCAAGAGATATGGCATCCAGAAGGCTGACGATCCGCTGACTACTGCGGACACTGCCTACTTCAACACGATGTACGGGGCGAAGGTTTTCAACTCGCTCAACAATGAGTCGGATGTTTTCAAGCTGCTACCAAAACAGCCATGGAACTCAAGCGGATGGCGTGTCCTGACAACCCGGACCGCTTCTGCCTCTAATGCGGGCGTGACCGAGGGCGGAGCATTCCCGGATACGGATGTTCCCGACCTCGTTGAGCTCTCGGCTTCACTGAAAGAAGTCGTTTCCGCATGGGATCTCTCGACCGCCGCGAGTACGCTTTCGCGGGCGGACGATGGCCTTGGCGATGTTGAGGGTTTCCTGAGGGATAACGCAGCCACAGACCACGCCTACTACATTGACCAGATGCTAATGAAGCAAAATGACACGCTGGCTTCGAATAACTTCGAGTCCCTCGACCGTCTTATTGGAGACAATGTAGAGGCAGGACTTACCGGAACCGGTTCAAGCATTGCCGCAGGCGATCTTGACCCCTACGGGGCAACCGCTGGCGACTTCGACCGTGATGGTGGAGCTGTTGCCTGGCTGGACGCGAATGTGAGTGCCGGCTCTGTCGCTTCGAACCTTGCGACCGCCCGGACGCTGACTCTGGCTATGCTGGACTCGGTGATCGGAGATGCACTGGAGAACGGCGCGGCCTACGAGAACCTGGTCTTCCTGACCGGCTACGACACACTGGAAGAGTGGAAGCAGCTGATCATGTCCGGTACTGACAACGCGAACTGGCGTTTCCTGATGGAGGCGCAGAGCCCGAAGAATCAGTCTGGCGTCAAGTCCATGCCCGGTATGAACCTCGACACACGCGTCGGCTACTACGACTCCATACCGATCTTCGCTACCCAGCACGCTCCCAAGGCAGCACTGACCAATGGAACGACCGGTGTAGGCACTGGGATTTCAAACATCTACCTAATGGATCTCTCTGGGCTTCACTTCAAGCTGGCGGTCCCGACTACCTATGTGGCTAACGAAGACCTTGGTGTAACTCAGAAGCTGGCGAGGGAGTACGCTTTCATAACCGGCGGCGAAGTAATCTGCACAAGTTTCAATACACAGGGTAAAGTAAGGGACCTGGAACTCTAGGGGTGTACAGGTGGCTAAAATCAGGTATGATGGCTCCCGGCCATACCGCCACAGGACTCTTGGTGGGGGTCGTATTAGGATCCCAAATAACGCCCCTATTGAAA